CGACAAGATCGCATTCGTTACTCACATCGTCGACCACGATTGCAACGTCTTTAATCTTTGACCACGGTTTCCTGGGTCGATGATTCCTGATCGTCGATACACTTACAAGATAGTTTGCCGCCGACTTCCGTTCCCTGCACGATATACGGTCACACTCGGATGTGTTGACGTTCGCGAAGTACTCACCGGTTGTCTGGTTCACATGCAGCATGTCCGTGAAAAACACAAGACGATGGTTCATGTCCCAGTCGATTAAGATCGGCAGATTGACATTGAACATGCCTGTCTTATCCATGATACTCCGCGTGTGCATGACCGACATGCCAAGAACATGATTGAAATGCAACATCGCCATCCTGTCAAAGTCCCTGCTCACTTCAAGGTTCTTCGACAGCACAAGACGCTCGCCGCTTTCCATCCTGAAGTGTGACTTATACAGATCAGAATATGCCGCTTGATAGTCTGGGTTCTCGATCAGTGCTTTGTACAACCGTGTAACATGCCACGGATAGTATTTGTCGTCGTCGCCGATATAACAAACGTATTCACCCTTAGCTTGCGACAACGCTTCATTGTACGAGTACGCCAGCCCTTTGTTTTCGTCCCGGTTGATGAAGGTCACTCTGCTGTTGTCCTTGTATTTCGACATCACTTCGTCGATGTCAGAACCACCATCACGGACAACAAAGACTTCAAGGTTCTTGTACTTTTGCATCAGTACGCTGTTCAACGCGACCGGTAAATATTTCGGTCGGTTGTATGTTGCAAGTAATACGGTGATTAATGGTGTCGTCATTGATTTATCCAATGAATTATTCTAAAATAATTTTTCATCAACACTTTAAGCGAAACAACGCACACTATTTACTTCATTATTAAGAGATTCGAGACACGCTAAAAAGATTTCTCTTGACAAATTCTGTTGGTTCTGGTATAATGATTTCTAGTAATGGATGGTTCTTTGACAATTGAATAGGGAGGTGTATTATGGCAGATAAAAAATGGTATACTCAGTGGCGTTTGAAGCATGACCGGAAAAAGACTAGAGAATCGTATCGAATGACCGAGAAGAAAGCATGGGACAGTTTTCAGAACTTGGTCAATCACGGCTACCGTTGCCGACTGTGCCATGAGGATCTTAGTGGTCCAATCCCGTTGTGCATGATTGAAGATTCCCACAAATGGGAGCGAACAGACGAAGAAAAGGCCGAAGATGAGGCCCCACGACTTGCCAAGCGAGATAGACGGTGGGCCGAACCAAAAGTAAGAGACATGGTTTCCGTTCATCTGAACGCCGATCAAATCACCACCTTGACAATCAAATGGTATCCTCATGTTACTGAAAAAGATGTCTTGAGTTGGCTTTAACATTCTAAGAACCATCCATTTCAGCCCACTTCGGTGGGCTTTTTTTATAGCCTGACAAATCAGGTCAGTCATCTTTTTATAACATCCACAAATATTTGACCGGGGTTGAACGCCCAACCTTTGTCGGGCACAGGTTCGGCAAGTGCGCCGTCGATCTCTTTCGCTTCCGGGTCTTTCTGTTTCGCAAGTTCCTTGTCATCCTTGAATATCTCGATGACATCACACCTGCAATTGAATCCGTTCGGCGGCCAAATCTCAGCCCATTGCGGGTCTTCCTTCGGCAGTGCCGTGCCATCAAGTGCTTCATGGTTCGGCCTTACGCGGTTGTCACCGACCGTTACATACTCATACCCCCACAATATATCTTGAATCTCATGCGCGTTGTTCGCGTTCCATCGGCCTGCGCCATAAGCAATCTGCGTCTGTGTGCGAACAATAGTTTCCAGCAGGAATGGATTCGTTTCTGCGATCCCTGCTTTCATGAACGCAGCACGCATTGTCGCGACACCTTCGCTGACATGCTGGCCCTGCGTGATGATCGTATTGACCGCCGTCGTCAACTCGGCTTCGATGCTGGCGATCGCCGTTGTGTGAACCTTGATCGCATACGGTCCATACATGGATTCGATCTGTGCAAGCTGGTACGCTGACAAGTCCATCTTTCGCTGGACAAAAGATACCGCGTCACTGTATCCTGAAAGCATTTGTCGTTTGCTTAATTCCACGGACATCCTGACGAAGTTCCTGTATCGACCCATCAGGTGACTCGCAATCATCGCATCGGCGATAAGCTGTTCAAACGGTTTCAATTTCAGTAACGCGGTTTTAGTGATAGCGTATGTCTGATCGCCGACCTGCTCAGACACAGCCTTTATTGCCCTTTGACAGATTTTCCTGACGGCCGCAGCCCCGATCCTGAATAGTTCGTCCTTATCCTTCATAAACTGTTTTATGCGGTCATCTGGCATGGCTTGCCCTTGTCATCAATGTTGACGATTTCGGTTATGAGTCGGCTGAACGCACTTCCGTTCGCGGCGTCGTCGTCATCGTTGACGACAAGATCATCAGGCAACGGATCGGACGATTTCGGAATCTTAGTCGATTCAAATAACTGGTCAAGGTCGACCATCTTCAGGAACAGATCAGTGTTGTTCTGGTTCGTCAGGAATGCCGTTGCGATCTTCTCTAACAGTTCCTGTGTTCGCGGATCAATGCCAGCGAACGCGATCTTGACATCATCAATGTGTTCCTGGCCGTAGTTGTATTCGATCAGCGGTTCAACGATCTGCTTATTTACAGCATCAATGATAGACGCCAGCACAGATAGCGACAGCGTAACAGCGAGCTTGCCGTGTGTGCCTGATTCGGCCTTCGTGCCGTACTGCCCTTCGATGCCTGTCCGTTCTGGGACCAGCCATCCACGCATTAAGCACGATTCAAGATGACGCAACATGCCTGTAAATTCGTCGCCGTGTTTGCCCTTGGATTCTAAGAACTGAATCTGCCATTGCTTCACCTTCGTAATGTCGACACCCTGCCGCATGTGATCAGCGGCGGCGGCACTTAACATGTTCGGCATCGCGACGCCTTCACCCATGCCGAGTTGCTGAGTCACCAGCTTTGCGATCTCAAAGTTGTCCGTGTCTGATCCCGATGCGTCCTTGCTCTTGCCCGGTGGGTATTCAACTATCGGGATGACACCAGCGACCTTGACTGCGTATTTCCTGCGACGTAACGAAATATCAATCCAGTCAGTGTATGCTGTTTCGCGGATGTTCTCATGCCGTGACCTGCCGAATACATTGTCAGCCTCTTGGTCATAGGTCCATAGGAATGTGTTGTCGATGCCGATCTTGATGTCCTTGTTCTTGACACCCTGCAACACACCGTTGTCACTGTACATCGGCTTTGTATAGTCGACTAGCAACGGCTTGACCTTGTTCACGCCTATCATGCCGTCGGGTCTTAGCCGCCAGATCAGTTCAAACGGCGACCATCCATAGTCAAGCCCGTACAGAACATCATGCAACAAGTGATCCCAGATGCGGTTAATTTCTTCATGCACGAAAGCAGTGACATCATCGCTCACGCCTTCTTCTGATGCAATCGACCATTTCGCCGATCGAATCGGTGCCTGTGCGATCTCGCGTGCCAGTGCGATCGTCGGTACATTGCGCATCTCTCTGTAAACCGTATATCGTGCCGGTCGCTTGATAACACTCTGGCCACCGACCTGAAATGTAAATATTTCGCCAGCCGTCCCGGTCGCTTGCACAACGTTCTTGTTCGTAGATGTCTGCGCCTTCGTCTGCTCTGTCGTCCTTGGTTTGTTTCGCTTACGCTTTGCCATTATGCACCCCACTGATTGTCTATGTCTTCAAATCCCCTGGCCATCTGTGCAACTTCATCGCTCAATGTCGCACGGTCACTGTCCGTGAATTCTCGCAACGTCCATGCGACCCTTGCCTTGTGAACGATCCACGGCAAGAACCATCTTCGGGTGCAGTGCTTGCAAGTGAATACCTTTGTCTTGTCATAGTCCAGATTGATCTTACCCATCAGTAGCTCGCACGATGGACAGTACAGCGTCGCAACGTATACCTTATCGACCCGTTCACCGAACGCACATCCGAACCCGCTGACCGCTGGCATACTCTTGATCTTCGAACAACCCTTCAGCATACCACGAAAAAACTTGCACTCGTAACAGTATGGAACGTTAACCATTGCGAACCACCTTTGTTTTTTTCATCTGGTCTATGTAATCAAACTTCGGCATCCTGACGATCTTGCAATGGTTCGACAGCCATGCAGGAATGTATATTTGTTTGCATTTGTTGCATGTGACCTTTTTCACAGGAACGTCAGGCTCGATTACACCCATGTCGTTTTCGCACGCCGGGCATCTTAGCTTAACGACTGTGATGTCGGGATTATTGTTGACCGTTTCCGTGGGCCCGACATCAAACATGCCTTTGTCGGGCATCTTGACCTCTGGCATATCCGGCGCAGAGAACGCGGCCCAGAACTGGCAGTTCATCTGGCGCGTGACTGTCAGCCCTCCGTTCTTCAGGTTCATGCACTCGCCGTGATCAATGGTCTTTGAACAGTACGATTTGCAATGTGCGCATGTTTTGATGTCGTTTTCATCTGGCATTTTTGGCGTCCTTTAATTCTGGTTCTAAGTGATAGTTCTTTATTTTAGCGTTTAACGTCGCGCGGGTTATACCCAACGCCGCGGCACTGTCTGTCTTGGAGCCCTGAAACGCAAACAACGCATCGACGATTACATCCTTCTCATTGTCGATCAATAGGAAATTCTGGCTTGACCTTGCCAGCTTACGTGCTTCGATGTTGCCGTTGAAGTCTTGCAGAAAATCCCAGTTGACTACAGACTTATCTTTCGAGTTACGGTAAAACTTTACAAGGTCATATCGCTTGATCGACGCGTCAAGATGAATCGTGTCGATGAATGCACCGCGATCGACGAACCTGACTGACCGTGCCTGCCTGTCGAACTCAACTTCATGCTTATTGATGACGCAGTGCATCAGGATTTCAATATATAAATCGTTGTCCCTGCGTTCGTTCGACTCGAATTCAATGTCTGACTGACGCACTGTCAGCGTGTTAGTCGTAAAATCAATGATGATTTCTCGCGGGTGAATGTTACCGATAAACGAAATCATACGCCGAACCTCGCTTCACCTATAGTCTGAATCTTGCGGATCGGACGCAGCACGAAGACCCGATACCCCTCGGCGTCCGATGCGTGACCGTACTTCTGATCGACCTTCTCGATGTTGCCGTATTCGTCGAACTTCATACTTTGCATGTCATCAATCAGCCTGACGCAACGCGGTGAACATTTCCAGTGAATATTCTTAGCGACATCCTTGATCGCGCAGTTGAAATGATTTACCCGGCTGTCAACAGGTGGATTCGATGCCGTAACTAACATTCTATAGTTAATGTGGTGCCTGTCAAGAACTTCCTGCAATAAATCGTAACAGCTAAGACCCCTGCCAGCCCATCGACTACCGCCGGTCGCGTCACCGTAGACCTGTAACGGCTCGACACTGAAGTTGATGTCTCGTGCCGCGACCCACGCATATACACGTTCCATCGCACTCACAAGGTCAAGGTTCTGCTCGTATATCTCATCGACTACTAGAATCATGTCATTGGCAGGATCGTACTGGCCGATTTCTATATGCATTCCCGGCCTGATATTAAAGTCCAGTGAGATATGTAACGGCAGCCGCTTATTGTACTCGATAGATGCGTCGATATTGTCCGTCGTAAACTGATTATACACGTGCGAACCCTTGAGGTCAAGTGCCAGCCCTTCAAGGTACTGGCCGCACAGTTCGGCGGTCAACATCCCTTTCTGCCGTTCGTAAAAGTCTGCCGCGTGTGGATTCTCTTTTGTGCCTGCCCGGTAGCAGACACGATCCGGCTTGCCGTTGTGCATCTCTTTATAGACGCGGTTCGACTGCCCTTCGTTCGTGTATGTCATCATGATCTGAAGAATGACACCATCGCGTTCCTTGTGCGGATACCGGACACGCCCGAAAATCTGAACAAGCGGATCGTAGAGCGGATTGTAGAAGTCACACTTCCAGCGTGCCGGTTCATCGCACCACGCAGCACCGATCGTGAATCCTGTGATCTTGTCAGGCGCATCGGCGGTCCGCAACAATATAACGTTTGGTTTTTTGCGCGTTCCGAAACTATTGACAACGATCGCAGGACCGGCATACATACCGCCGGATATTGGGCCGGTACCATGCCACCTGTAATCAATATTGTTTTCGTCGAGTGCTTCACGTAGATGCGGGACGCAGAAGTCCATTAAGTTTGAATACGTCGTCGCGACGACGCCGCTCGGCAGGAATGTCGGTCGCCCTTCATAGTCGAACGAATTGTTCATGTGCAGTGCAATCAGTTTACTTGCACCGATGTATGACTTGCCGCTGAACCAGCCGCCTTCAAGTGCGACCAAGAAGTGTTCCCAGTCGTCGGCGAACGACGTCTGGCCGCCGGGGTTCGGGGTTGTCGTGCATTCCTCTTCGAGTACCATGTCAACCATGCTATTTGTCAACCTCTGCACGCTGGTCATCTTTCAAGCATGGCCGATCTTCCAGCACTTCGGCCAGCTTGCGTAATACCTTATGATTCTTAGCGATCAGATCATTGAACGCAGTATCCTTGCTGCGAATATCTTTCATCAGGTCTGCCCGTTCAAGCCTATGCGTTTGAAGTATGTCACGCATTAAATAAACCATGATGGCACACAACGCAAACGCACCGTACTGAAGAACCGGGACAACTGGCTTCATGATGTTCTGTGATTCTGCGACCGCTGATAGCCCAATACATGCCGCAGTCGCAACCGGACACCAAGTCAATAATTGCATTACCATCTTTCACCCCATCAAAGAAAAAGTTGAATCGTTGTTCATCCACCGAATGTTTTGGCGACTAATCGTTTTCTTATCGTCAGCTTGTTCGCGCCTGAAATCGCAGTGATGATCATATTGTATGTTGTGTTATCCGACACTAACAGCGTATCAGGGAATTCTCCGATATAGTTGCCGCCCGATCCATCTGC